TTAAATTTATAGTCCTTAATTAGTCTTGGATTGTTAGGGTTTGTTTTTATTTTATTAATTTCAACTTTCATATAATTTATTTTTTAATTCTTGTAAACTTTTTATAGATGTAAAATATTTATATTCTAACTCATATAAATCATCTTCTACAATTAATGGAGGAGATTGACCTCTAAATCTTTTTGTTCCTTTTTTAAATAACTTTGCTTTTTCAAAATATTGTTCCTTTTCTATTAAACCGCAAACAGTTAAAATTTTTAAATTTTTATTATATGAAGTGTATAAAAAAAAATTTGCTTTGTAATTTTTCTGTCTTGGAAAAAAATTAGCTACATAATCTAATTTAGGTTTGAATTTTCTACCCATACATTTTATATCAATTAATTTATTATTTATTTTTATATCATAACCATAATCAATTATTTTATTAGCTTTTGGGACATTTAATATTTCTACTATTTTGTTTTCTGCAATGTTACCTATTATTTGTTCTTCTTTTGTTCCATTCCTACCTATTGTACTTATACCTTTATTAATTTCATTAGCTTCTTTTTTAGCTTTAAAAATATCATATTCTGTAATTTTTATATCAAACATATTTATTTATTTATTTATTCATCATATAGGTAAATAACTCTGCTACCTCAACACCTGAATTATCTATAATAGATTTTGCAACTAATTTTTTTGCATTGTCTGAATCACTTTTGTTTACTATTTGTTCAAAGTATTTGTCCAAATTTTTGTTGTATTTACAATACATTTCATAATTTTTATATGCGTGTAAAGCAGTTGAGTAGTGATATTCTTTACCATTTAAATTAAAAAATTCGCTAATGGTTTCGTATGTCATATTTTCGACACTTCTTAAAACATAAACTAATAATGATCTAGATTCAATTACATCTTTTTTTTGACTGTTTTGAAACACATCGACACCTGTTAAAATTTTTATTGTTCTTGCTGTTTCTTGTGCAAATAAAATATTTTTATTTCTTTTACTCTTGTATTCTTTTCTCATAATATATCATATTTTAAATATTCATCTAAATCTTTTCCTGACCATTGTTTGTATTCTTTAATCGCTTGTTCACATTTTTTCTCACCACTAAAATAAAATTTTTCTGATACATCAAAATATTTTGGCACTAAACTATCTTTATCAATTGCAATAAATTTAAAATTATTATAACTTACATTAAATAAAATACAATAAACATAACATTGTAAATCATAAGAAAAATTATATGCACTATGTTTAAAATTTTTAACATTAGTAGTTGTTTTTAAATCTATAACACAACCATCTTTTGTAATTATGTCAGCTTTACCTCTAAATGGCATATCCATTACTGTACCTGCTATTGGTATTTCAAATTGCGCTTTATTTAAATATTGAACTAATTGACTATTTTTTAAAAAAGCATCTGCTAATCTCTCTGCTTCATTTTTTTCTTTCATAGTAAATACTTTGTCATATTGTTGTTTAGCTTCTTTAAATTTTTTTGTGTTTCTACTTTGTACATCTATGAACTTTTGTTGTTGATATACATCAGGTTCTAATATAGCTGTATGAAACAACCACCCATCTCGTAATGCTTGTGATTCGGGATAACCATATTTAGTTACATAATGAAATTTTTTATAACTATCTAATAATAATTTTGCTGAACTGCTTGACAACATATTTTTACCACATAATCTATAGTAAAAGTCGACATCGTCCATATTATTAACAAGTTCGTTTTTATCCCAAACACTACCATCTAATAACTTTATAGTTTCAACGCTCATCCCAATCTCCGTTAAATATGATTTGACTTTCTACAAGGCTTTCGTAATCTTGGTATGCTTGCATTAATTGATGCTCTAAATCTTTTACATCTTTAAAGTTTGCGCCATTCGGCTGATCCGACCAAGTAAATTTTAAATCTTGTACTAATTGTTTATTTTTCCATATTTTTATTTGATAATCACCACTACAATCTAAATCCCAACCTAATTTCCTGTATTCTATATGTTGATCTTCAATTTTTTCTATTAGCTGTGTTTTTGTTTTTTTATTTAAAATTTTATAATAGTCTTCGTGAAATACTTTTTCTTTCATTTTATTTAATTTAATATTCATCATATTGTATTGGGTCAAGTACATATTCAAAATGTGGATGTAATTTATTTAATTTTTTAAGTAAAGTATTATAATTTGAAAATCTACTATCTGTATTTAATATTAATCCTTTTTTTGCATTAACAGCTTCAATAATTATTTGTAGTTCCTTTTTTGTTATTGATATTCTTTTCATAATTGTCTATTTTAGTTTCTGCTTTTCTGGCTCTTTGTATTGCCCTAATTTTGTCTTCTCTAAATTCTTCAGCTATTATATATAAATAATCTTTATCTGTTATTAAACTATTACACAATAAAGACAATTCAACTAGAGAGTCGTTAGCTTTTATTAATTCTTTGTTATTTGGTTTTAGCTTTAACCACTTTTTAAAATACTCTTGTATCGTTAAAAGGTTTGTTGTAAGTTGTAAATCTTGTAGGTTTTGTATTTTTTTTTCAATAATTGTTTTCATTACATAAATATATAAAAAACAAAGTTATTAAAAAAATTTAATATTAATCATTATAATTAATCCATACTGCATCATTTTCAGGTAAAAGATAACAAGGCTTTAAAACTTTCTTTGTATTCCAAAAGGAAGTATGCGGACACCACATATCTTTAATAGGGGGAATATCTAAATTATTTAACCAAAACATATAATTACCTTTAGGGTCACTAATAAAATAAAATTTTACAATATTAAGATTCATCTTCATTAATTTATCATATTTATATTGTTCTAATAATTTTTCTTTATAATATTTATTTCTAAATTTCATCTCAATAACACAATCAGTACCTTTCGGTGTTAAGCCTCTAGCATCGTAATGTTCATAATGACCACCAGACCATTCCAAAGCCCAACCATCAAAGTTTAAAAAACTTACTATCGCTTTTTCTAATTTATGTATTTTTTTTATTTGACTCAAAAGAAGTATTATTATATAACTCATTAATGTCAGCAATCCATCTGTTCCAAGTGCTAGAACTGCAAGTACAAGGTATATAATAACTATGATTTTTGTATTTCGCGTGTAAGTCTGCTATAAATTTTGTTTCGTGTTCAGATAATTGGTTACTGTTTGACAATCTAAATATCGTCCATTTATTGTAATCTTTTTTTAACATCATTTTTTTGCGTTTCTGTTAATAGTCAGATTATTTAGATATTGTTTTCGTTTGTCACAATTACAACTGGTATAACCTAAAATATCAAACATAATTTTTTTATGTAACCACTTAATCCCTGTGTATAAAAATATTTTTTCAACTAAATCTCCTAATCTCATAATTTTTTTAATAATGTTTTTTTAACTCTTTTATATGTATTATATAACGAATAATAACTTATCTTGGTTTTTTCACTTAAACTTGCTATGCTTTCTCCATCTTCTATATATTCAAAAACCTTTTTATCATACCAATGCATTTCATCTAAAGTTTCTAAAAAATTTTTATAGCTTTCTTCAAAATTTACTACCTCATCAGTATTTAAATTATGATTTAATTGGTTAATTTCTAAAAAAGTAATTTTTTTTTCTTTTCTAATTAGATCTAAAAACATACTTCTCAATGTTCTAAAAATATAAAAATGATTTACTTCAGAATTTGTATACATAATATTAGCACCATTTGTCAATGTCTTGTTGATTTTTATATACATTTCTTGTACAATATCTTCTGCTGTATCACGATTACAACCGAAACTTTTAACAATACGTAACCAATCTTGATGTTTTTTTGCTATTAAATTTAATGTGCTATTCATACTTCCACCAAGTTAAATGTAACCCAAAAATTACAAACAAGAATGTGATCTGTTCATAAAAATCGTATTCATCTACTCTTGTTTTAGAAGGTTCTAAATTTGGATTGTAATATAAAAGACCTATTGCTAAACCATACGTTGGTATAATTTGCAAATAAAATGCGGTATTGTTAATTTTAAATTCCACTAAAAAGGTAAATCTGTTTGAACTCTTTTTGGTAAATCTAATAAATTTTTTCCATTTAGTTCAAATCCAACATTATTTATCACACTTTTTAATTTAATTGGACTATCTATTGATGTAGGTCTACCACCTGTATCCACATCTTTAACTTTTCTGACGTGTATTAAACTATTCATCCATTCACTTGGGTGTTGAATATAACGATGTATAACTATAAAATCATCAGCACGATTAACAAATTTGCCACCACCTTCAACATCACTCGCCATTGGTGGTATAGGATGACCTGCATAATCGTGTCTGTCACTGTGTTTTTTTCTTAATGCATCTGTACTTGCGTGTGTGTTTAACCAAATACTGACTTGATTTTTTTTACAAAACACCCTCATCTCACTACAGGCATAATAATCGTATTCGTGTCCATTCATAGTTTTACTTAACTCTTTATTTTTTATCATAGAATTATATGGATCAATTAATAAACCTTGATAATCCCAACTTTTTTTTAAAGATGTTGCTAGGTCAATAATATTTTTAAAACAATATAATTCATTAGGATCAATAAATTTGAAATGTGCATTAATCCAATCACTACGTTTTTTAAAATGTATATCACTAATTTTATTTATTATATTGCCTTCCATAAACTCAATTAATTTTTTAATTAAAGTGTATGGCTCATTTTCACTTGAAAAAACTAACCAACGTAAATTATGTTTTACAGAATATAACAACATTAAATAAAGAATAATAGTTGTTTTGCCTGTATTGGCGTGTCCGAGTATGACATTAAAATTAGATGTCTTAAACCTTAAATGTTCATCAATTTCATATATACCTAACTTCAAACCCTCTTTAATTTGACCATCTCTCACTTGTTTAATTTTGCGTAAATGATCATTAAAATTTATTATCATAGTTTAAGATTTGTTTAAAATTAAAAAAAAAGGGCAAAACTAAAATAGAAATGCCCTAAAAAATCGGTGAGAATTTTTTACACAGTCTTAAAAAGGAAGATCGTCGTCTGTTTCTCTATCAGGACTGTGTTGTGATGCACTTACTTGTGCTTTGTTTTCAGGTTTATATGTATCAAGTAAAGCATACATTTTTGTGCCATCTTTAGAAACACATACATCTATATTCACAAAACCATTATCACTAATGTGTTCTTTATAGGATTTTAACTCTTCAATAAATGCTTCTACTTTTACACCTAATCTTACTTTTTTCCATTCTACATTTGGTTTACTACAGTATAAACCTGATACTAATTTACTTTTCATAATTCTTTATTTAATGTTTCTGTTATAAATTTATAATCCTCTAATATAAATGATTTTATAGAATCTCTATTTTCTTTACCAAATACTTCCATATTTTTATTGTAAATCGCTAAAAGTCTAATTTGTTTTGATGTGCTATTATCTTGAAAATTATTACTTTTTGTTTGACTTGTTGAAGGTACTGTGTTTGTCAATCTTTTAGCACCTTTTGCTGTTTTATACTGTTCATTAGATACAATAAATGATATTTCTGATCCAACAGGATATAAAAAATTTTCTCTTGCTGAAAAGGTATATTGTGTGCCATCAGCAAAACCTACTAAATATTTATTATTGATTATTTCTTCGCCTGTATCTTTGTCTTTAAAGGGTGTTGATTTACCTTTTGGTGTTATAAATGTTATTTTTCCTGTTTTATTCATTTTTGTTTAGCTTTAATTTTAATTTCATATTTTTGTAATTCGTTTATAAATAAACCTAATTTTTTACCCATTTTTGTCGTATCGTACCCTAAATGTTCTTCAAGGTTATATAACATTGCCCATAGTGTTCTATCCATTTTTTATAGTTTTATAGTTATTTAATTGTATTTGCATTTTTGCATTTGCTATTGTTAATTCCCTTACTTCTTTACGTAGAGACCAAATCTCTGCATCTTTTAATCTTATTATATCTTCAGTTGTTGTCATTTATTTGTCTTTCTTTTAGTTCTTGTATTAATTGTTGATGTGTTTCGCCTTTAAATGTTTTTTCTTTTATCATTCGTTTAAGGTCTTTTGTTGTTAAGTAATTTAATATTGCCATAATTAATTTAATTACAATTTAATTTTTTAATTTTTCTGCATAAGTTTCTGCACTTTTTAAATCTTTAAAATATTTACTGTGGCATTCTCTGTCGTATTTACCAAATGGAGATGTAAACCATTTGACCGAATAACTTGTTCCTTTTGGATTTGAAAAGATTGCTATTTTCTCGTTTTTCATATTATAGTTTTTAGTTTTATAAAGTATAAATATATTAAAAATATTTAATAAATAAAAGTATATTGTAAAAAAAAAGGGTAACTCGAGAAAGTCACCCCCTTTTCAACTAAAAAAAATACTAATCTAAAAACTATGTTATATGAATAACAATCTAAAGATACGCAGATTTTAACGTAATGACAATTTTTTTATACATATTTATCATTTCCACTAAATCATTATTGTTATATTTTACTATACTATGACTTTTGCTTAATAAATCTTCACTTAAATTTGAACCCAAGAACAAACTGAATTTATATTGCTCACCATATTGATAGGTATTGCAATAATGACATTGAGGATGCACATTATTTTCATCCCATCTTGTTGCATAATGTTTTCGTGATATGAAATGTCCTGCGTGAATACCATCTTTTTCCCAATAACCTTTTTTTCCGCAAGTTACACAACTACAATAACCCCTGTTATCAGCATTATTAAGTCTTATATATTGACTAAATATATCATCTAAATTTTTTATTAATGTACTACGTTTAATTTTTCTTGGCATATATTTTTTTTTGTAAAAAATTATTTTATATTATACATAAGTAATACTATAATACATAAGTAGTATATATTATATCTGTATATAGGTTTTTACTAAACCTAATTTAAAAGTATTATTTATGCATTTTATTACCAAATACTTTCTCTGCACCACGACTACCAAAATAAGCACCTACAATAAGCTGTAAGACATTTGAAATATTATCTAAAGGATAACCCATATACCAACCTAGAACGTAGCTTAAACTAAAGAAAATGAGTGTTACAGGACGTACATTCGTAGCTAACCAACTACCACTTTGTGCATCTGCTACCCATCTTTGTGTTATACCATCAAATTGTGATTTTTCTAACTCTAATTTTTTAAGTGCTATTTCTTTATCAGCATCAGACATTTCACTACCACCTATAATAGCTTTAATTGCACTTGCAACAGGCGTATTACCTGCTAATGATCCAACTACGTTGGGTATTTTATTTAACAAAAATTGCCCTACTTTAGTATCTGCAAACTTTTTTTTTGCCATAATTAATTGTACTGCCTACTGTATCAGTAAGTCCAAATAACATTTTGTGATTTTGCATTGTCGTTGTCAACGTGGATAAATGTATTTCCCATTCCAAATCTAGTGAATCCTGCTTTGACAAGCGAGGTAAATATAATAAATCTACTTTGTGAATCAATACAGGCAATGTCTGCTGCCTTTCCAATAAGGTGCGATGATGCAATAGGTTTTTTTCCAA